GTTTGGCGGAAGCGGCGGAGGTATGAGTATGTCCAGTGGATCACAGCGCGGCCAGTCCATGCCTCAGCCCCAGCAATATGCTCCTGTTGGAACACCTCCACAATTCGCAGCACAGGCAGTTTATCGTGCTCCCCCGCAACAACCCGAGTATTCGCGCTTGGCTCCTGGGGGAGGGGGCGGAAATGGAAGTTTGCGCGGGTCGATGGATATGCGTGCTCAACCCCGAGGTGGTGGTAGTTGGATTTAAACCTATTTCTATGTAATAGTATAATCAATTATGAAATAATGGATTATGCGATTGACACTTATTTCACGGGTGATGACGTTCCGAATAATGAACAGGAACAGCGCACCGATTTCGTCTATGAGGACCGCCGGTGTTTTTCAAAAGTGTATATATTCTGTAAATATGCCGGTCTCATCTTCTATGTCAATACACTTCCTCAATGTGATAACCTGTTGTTGAATGTAATGATGGGTCTAATGTGTTTATCTACTATGAACTCCGCGCGGTATGAGTTTGCGCATTACCGCAAATATGGCCATCGATTTTCGTCGATAGCCGAGTTCGACGCGTGGAAAAGCCAGCAATACTCGAAGTCGCGTATTGTTTTTTCATTCGGCGAACTCGGGTTGAAAATATGGTATGGTATAACTACATTTCCGCCTCAATTTGATTTTAGTTTTAAGACAAAATGCAGTATCGGCGATAGTGTATTGAAGGTTCATATGCTTGTTCTCTTTATGGTATATATAGTTGCATCTGTGTTCTCGATGTATCTAGTATTTCACGGATGTTGTTTCGACTTCACGTACTATCATACACATCCAGCGAATCGTCTTCGAAACCACGTCCCAGTTCATGACCAGGTTCGCCCATTAGACGCTGTGGCGGAGGTGAAGGTGGATATGCCTTCACATGAAGAATGCTGTATTTGCTTGGATAAGGATAATAGCGCACCGTGGGGGGTTTTACCGTGTTCGCACACGTTTCACGCGGCGTGTATAACCCGATGGGTCGCGACACAACAACCGAATTGTCCTATATGTAGGTTTGATATGCGGATCACGGTGTAGATGATCACGATTCTTTATTTCAAGTTCTACCGAATAAAATTGATATACTAATTCACAAATGCTGTAAGAAACGACAAACACACACAGAAACACTCATAAGCGAATATGTATCTCGTATCGTTTACAAAATGTTATATTAGTTTACTACTCTTCAATATTGGCGGGTGGGTATATTTCGGATATTTACTACATTATGCTAGTTTCCTTCATTCGGATACATGTAATCATGATACAAAGGATTTTACAGATGTCGCGATCGTATTTCTCGGTATCGGAATGTCAGCAACAACCTTGAATATCATAGGTATGACTGTCGACGCAACGAAGGATACAAACAGACACATTCATGATAGAGGTTATATATCACTTGACAATTTGTGCTGTATCTTTGTATTCACTCTTATATTATTAACAATTTCAAGTATTCTCGCGTTGGCCATATTTGGAGTTACATCTGGTATGTCGGATATTCATTGTTCAAATACAAATGCCGAATTTGCTTTGAAGTTATTGGTCTATGGAATGAGTTGGATAACGATTCTCGAAATGTTTGTTATTGTAGTTTCAATCATATCATTCCTCAGCAAAGTTATTAGATGTATAAAGGTATGTGATCCTTGTATTGATCTTTATAAAAGATACCTTGAACGCCGGATTGTCTGCGCCGGCGAAAGTTCCGAGGTGGGGTTAGAGTCAAGTATGAAAAGGTATGATACCCACCATGTTACGATACCGATACCCGTTGCTACGGCTACCACTACCACTACCCAGAAAGATGAACATAGTTTATTGTGTTCGATTTGCTATGATGATTCGATATCTATATTGCTTGAACCATGTAACCATATTTGTATGTGTGATAAATGTTATAAAACCTTAGTAAAAAAAGAGTGTCCTGTCTGTAAGACAGAAATATTTTCAATCAAAAAGATATATATCGCGACACCAAGTAGGTAAATAAAATTGAAATCCTTTATTTTCATTCTACTACATACACACTACCATTCAAAGAACTATGACATCAACCGCCGCCTCCGCCACCGCTCCGAAGAAATACCGCACGCATACCATCCGTTCTTGGCACGCATACCAGAAAATCGCGCCGTCCCATCTTCATTCTATCGAACATTACAACGCAGACTGCGAAGAATTCGCCAAACTATACGCAGCCGATGTCATGGTTCTCCGCGACCACGTCACAAAAATCACCGGATGGTATTGGACGATCGGTTGGCCCGCCCAGAATTGCGCGGATACCGATGGATACGTCGATGTTCGCACCGGCAAAAAATACTCATTACACGGCGATGATTCATTCTTCAAGGATATTGGGCGCGACCTGTAAATATTAGACTTGTGATCTATTATATAAATATACATATATTACCGTCGATATCATCATGATGGAATCGCTTCGGGAGCTTTATCACAAATACGATGAAATCATCCGATTCTCCGCCTATGCATTCACCGGTTGGTTCCTCTCGTGGGTGCTTTTTTTTATCATGTTGCCTTTCATGATCCGATACTATGGCAAGATCCGCGGCGCATCATTGAATTACGGATTTAGTTGGTTCTCGATGATTGCGATTATATTAGGTTTAGAGTTCACTTTGGGGTGAATATTCAGAATTCTTACTATTCAGCCAAAAATCTCAAACCTTCAAACGTATACGATCCAAAATATAAGTTTGAATGACTTTTCAGCCAAAAATATTCCGTTCAAAACATGAAAAATCGTTACGATATATGATTTGGTGGGGTATCATATAATAAAATGTCAAACAAACATAACAAACGGCATGAAATGGTAATTATGCTATCACTTCCCAGAAATGTCCATTTTGGCCTTTGCGCGTGAAAGTTTTGAAACGCGAAATTCAAAAACATAAAAAACACGTTTGTGACTGAAACGCTCACAAAACCGGTTTTTTAATGTAAAAATATGTGACTGACATTTTTTTAGGGTCGACCGTCAAGTTCAAAACAGGGGGTATTTTATATCGCTATTATAGAACATTTTTAGGAAAGATAATGCCGGATAATGCCGAAAATGCCGATAAATTCGTATGCGTAGGTTGTGATTTTAGATGCTCTAAGCGGTCTAACTATAACACACATCTTTTGACCCATAAACATAAAAAGATAACGGAGGATACCAAAAATGCCTGCCAACCGTCCATTCCGTTCATTTGTCCCTACTGTAGTAAGAAATATTCACACCTTTCCGGATTGTGTCGGCATAAGAAAATATGTGTGGCGGTGGGTAATCAATATGAACCGCCAACCACGAATACACTATTCGAAACAAAACTTAGCGACGATTCTTTTCCGATTGAGAATGTCAAAATAACATCGGTAGAACTTCAAAATATGATAACCGACACACATTTTTGTAAGAAAATGGTAATTGAACTAATAAAGACCAACAACAATTTACAAGCACAGATATTGGAAATGATGAAGAATCAACAAACACAAGCCGTAGAAACAATTCCTGCATCATCAACCGTTGGAGTCGCATCAAATGGCAACTATAACACAATCAACGCCAATACCACCAATAACAGCAACAACCCTACCTTCAACATGAATATGTTCTTGAATGAGAAATGTAAGGATGCGATGAACATGAAAGACTTCGTGAATTCCATCCAATTGAACATGACCGACATGGAAAATGTTGGCCGCCTAGGTTATGTGGAAGGCATGTCAAATATCTTTATCGACAACCTTCAAAAGACCGACGTGTATAAACGACCGGTCCATTGCAGTGACATCAAACGCGAGACACTTTATGTAAAGGATGATGACCAGTGGGAACGCGAAGGACCGGACCATGTTAAAATGACAAACGCGGTTCTTGCTGTTGAACAGAAGAATGTGGCGTTAGTGAATGAATGGGCGAAAGCCAACCCACGCTGTATGAATAGTAACACCCGAGAGAATGAAACTTACTTCCGCCTCTCGAAAACCGCCACCGACGGGGAAAAGGACGGGAATATAGATAAGGTGATACGAAAAGTAGCCAAGCGTGTGGTGATTGAAAAGGCCAATCCCGGAGCAATAGAGGATTCATGAAGTTCCCATTTCATTTATTCGATAATTCTCATCGTTCGTAGAACCCGCATGGTTCGGAATTCTTACTTTTCAGCCAAAAATATTTCGTTTGAAATCAGTAAAATCCAAAACTTCTGATTTCAAAACCTCGGTCCCCTATTTTTCAAAGACTTTCCGGCCAAAAATATTCTGTTCGAAATTGCATCCCCAAAAAATGGGAAATATATAGATTGGTATTTTACATTGACGATTTTGGGGGATGCAAATGGTGTTTTGCTTGCGTTTTTTTTTAATATGCGTATTTTTGTAGTCGCACCATATAAGCGTAAGCGGTGGGCATTATGCGTGAATTATACGTATTTTACAGTCTGGTGGTTGTGGTAATTTATGGTATGTCCAAAGAAATGTCCATTTTGACCTTTGCGCGTGGAAGTTTTAAAACGTGATTTCAAAAACATCAAAAAATGGGTTTGTTACCATTATGCTCTTATTTCGCATTTTCGGCATCAAAAATGCGTGACTGATAATTTTGGGGGTTTGGACGCGTCGGTTGGGTGTCGTAGTTTAGACGTTTTTTTTGTCGTAATGTAAAATATAAGAGAATACAACGATGGTACCCAATAAACAAAAAAATAGTTATAGTTGCGAATTATGTAAGTTTATATCGAGTAATAAAACTGACTATGAACGGCATATAAATACACCAAAGCATCATAAAAACGTTCAATACCACACAAATACGCATGAGTCGTCGCTGACAGCTAGTCATAATTATACGTGTTTTCTGTGTAAAAAAGAATTCAAACATCGGACGAGCATTTATAAACATAAAAACATATGTTCTGGCAAACATGAAATGACCCCAAGTAACACTTCACACGTTGATGTTCCTGATGTTCCGTCGCAAGATTATATAACCGAAGTGATTTCAAAAAATCAAGAACTTACAACTGCGAATCAAGAACTAAGAAGCGCGATGTTGTTATTGATTCAGCAAAATACAGAATTTCAAAGTAAAATGATGGAATTATGTAAAGGTGGTGGTATCTCAACTACCAACAGTCATAACATGACCAATAGCAATAATACCAACTGTAATAATCCAACCTTCAACATGAACCTATTCCTGAATGAGAAATGTAAAGATGCGATGAACATGAAGGATTTCGTGAATTCAATCCAATTGAATATGACTGATCTGGAAAATGTGGATAGGCTTGGTTATGTGGAGGGGATGTCAA